GTGGCGTTCACGCCGACACCCGAAGAACCTAAAACAGCCGCAGGCGTTACACCAGCTTTCAAATAACGATCGAAAACCTTCGTAGGATCATTGTAAGCATTCTCGTAGTCAAACTGTTTCTGCCAATTAGCATAAGAAAGCTCTGACTGCTTCTGCATTTGCTCTAAAGCATACTGCTGTTGAAGCTTCATTTGCTTTTGCTGAAAACGCCATTGGCGACGGGCATTCATACCTCCGAAAAGCTGGCCAAGAGCGCCAGTAATTAAGCCGGTAGTACCTGTAGAAGCAGCGGATTGACCAAGGGCTTGACCAAAAGAAGCGGCAGAGGCAATAGGAATAGCCATACTATATGCGAGTTAGATTGTTAGAACGAATGATGTAATCGACGCGCACTGTATCGATATGAACGCCACTACGCTGCATTCTAGCCTGAGCAGAACACGAGGCAAGAAAAAAGGCGGCCAAAGCAGCAACAATGGAAGAGATAAGCGTCCAGAACGCCTTCGACTTGTAAAAAGGTTGTTTAATATCAGACATGGTAGCAAAATTTAAAGAACGATAGAAAAATACGCGGCCTCTCCAGCAGTCGTTACCAATAACCTCTAGCAATTCACGAACTCTTGCCAGAGGGGTCCGCGCACGTAGCATATATCGTCAAGTAAAGAATACGCTATTTTTCTTCAGGATTAGAGGGTGTCGAAGCGGGCTTTGACATATCTAACTGTGAATCAATAAGTTCCTGTCCAACCTCGAGACCGTCGAACTTATCCATGCGAGAGAAGGAGTTAGGGTCAAAATCAATCTCAGGGTTGTACTTTTCACGCTTATCAAAGTCAGAGGGGTCAGCCACCACATCTGGACGACCAGGCAAAACATCAACGGTGCCAGAACCTTCGAGGACAGACATAATTCGCCGACCACGGGAAACATAAGCGGGGGCGTCTTCAAGTAACCAATCAAGTGCCATAGAATCAATAAATTAGCGATTAGACAAACGAGTAGCAAAGGTTTTATTAACCAAATTCTTCTTCTGAACAGAATACGAGAGGTTAATAAAGAAATTATCTTCCGTCTTGGAGAGGAACGGCGAGTTTACCTGGTCAATATCTACAAACAAAAGGGAGTAATACTGATTGTAGCTCGCCGACAAAACACGCTGTTGAACCCAATAGGAATAGAGGGGTATGGAGTCAGCAGCACCCTGAAATCGAGTCAGCTGACCGAGAACTTCATCGTAAGAAGCTCGAAACTCGTTAAAGCAAGGCTCGTAGGCCACAGTTTCCGCAGACGAAGTAGTTCCGAAACCAAATTGAAAACCAGGAACATCCTGATATCCAATATCGTTATAAATCGGATTGAAATAGTCAGAGCCGGTGTAATGAAGATAATCGGGATAAATGCCTGCCCAATAGTAGACAGGCCGAATACTCAACATGTCGATCATATAACCGGGCTCGTGAAAATAATAAGATTGGCGACGACCAAGGCGCTCATTAAAGGCGATAGTACCTCCTTGCTGACCAAGAGGACCATTAACGCTCGGACCGGAGAAATTATTTTGCCCCGCTTGATTCATAACAATCTGCACATTAACGGTCTGCGAAGCACTAAAAAGCAGCTTAGGTCTATCAACGTGCTCAATCTTCGACGCAAAAAAGGTTTCCAACCAATCGCTATAGCGGGAACCCCCAGCACCAAGCAAATCTTTATACTCTTGAAGCCGCGACGCAATAGCCAACTGTGGTATAGTTGAAACACCGGACATGGAAACACCTTCGGAGCTGCCGACGGGAAGCAGACGACTATAACGGTCAGGGTTCGAAGGTATAACAGCCATCGGATGAGATACGAGAAATGCTCCAAGCGTAGTAACAGTCGTAGTACTAGGGCCAGTAGCAAACTGATTCGCAGGACCTGCAGTTGTCAACGAGGCGGATCCAGGGTAAAGAGTAGAAACGGGGTAACCATCCTTAGAAGCGGTAATCGTAGCGCCAAGGTCTGAGAGCAATATCTGAGAAAAAAGATTTCCTCTATTATATGTATTGTTCGGCGACGGTAAAGCCGAAGGGTAGAATTGACTCTCAAAATAAGCGTCTAAAAATTCGAGACTTCCGAACCTTTGCGAGAAAAACGACCTCGCTTCATTGAACTGAAGAACATTATATGCAGAACCAGTACTGTTGGGAATAAAATACCAACTACCGGGCCAAGCGAAAGAGTAGAGACCCCACTGAGAGTAACCGTAGTAATTGCGGACGATATCCCAATAAGCGAGATAAGAATCGGCGGTGCACCAGCCTAAGGGATATGCCAACTGAGCGGCCGAAAGATTGGCCGACATAGGAACATTGCTAGAAGTCGTCGCCGGAATAGAAGCTGGGACAATACGCAACCAGCGGAGCAATGAATTGGAATAAGGGTAATTGTTAGTGGTGAACGGGTAAGATGCGGTCGACGAGGCAGCAACAAAATTCAAGCTCAAATTGTTCATGTCGAACTTACTGCTATTCGTTCTCAACTCAGGGTGATACAACTGCAGCGGCACCCAAAAACGATGAAGTCGAATAGTATAAGGGTTGAACGTCGGAACAGCTAAAGGATTGCTACGGACGTCAATGCCCTGTTCAATAGACACGCGGTCTCGAGCGTTAATAAAATCAACTCGCACTGGGTATAGAATACCCGGCGTGCACGTAAAGGCCTTACTCTCAGGGACATCGTAGCGAGAATAGCCGTTTACAGCGTGTGAGATAAAAGGTTGTTTTCCCATAAATTAAATAATTAGTTGAAGTTTATAATGGTCTCTCCAAAACTGAAGAATATCCGAATCTAGCCAAGTAGGAGGGTCAAAATCAGGCATCTTTCGAGAAGACGCAGAAAAGCGCATTATCTGCTTTTGCTCCCAGGTATACGTCTCTCTACGGGATACGGAGGAATTGAGAGAGAACCGCTCAACGCACAGAGACACGATACGCTTAACCAAAGGAGACTTGCTAAAACGTGCATAAGCATCAGCAGCGGAAATCGAGCGAACGACTTCGTCTTCCGATTTAAGATATCTAAGATAGTATCGAGGGATCGAGTAATTAAAATTGATCCCCTTCTTAGAATCAAAGTAAGACCACGACGAAACACGAGCAGAAGGACGAGGCATGTAACCAAGAAAATCACCAACGCCAGCAGATACGAATTTTCGCGTATAACGGCGATGTTGGAGGAGGCAAGATAAAGATGTAAGTTTTCCATCTACAGTAACATATTTATCCGAAATCTCTTCGGGATTAAATTGAATTTGTTTAGTGACGTATTTAACGCAATATCGAGCACGCTTGTGAGTAGCCTTCGACAGCCAGACAAAACCGAGGTCGCGAACAGCGGCGCGAATAGTATTGTAAAGAACGTTTGTGCCAAACAAGAAACCATGAAAATGCAGGCGAGGTTCATTTCCCATTTCAGGGTGGGTGCCAAATTCTTGGAAGAAAGCGTGCTTGAACGAATGACCGAGCTTGTGCCGCAAGCGTTCGTTGAAGCGACGAATGAATCGAGAAGGATCAAGCAGCGCCTCGTTATAGTACTTCGGAGCGATTGTAATTGTGACAAAAATAGCCTGCTGATTATTAGCTTTACAACAAGAAAGTTCGCGCTCTAAACGCACAAACCAATCGTTACGCTGGCGACGTAAACAGTCCTCGCACTTGCCACATGGGACCATAAGCCACTGCCGAACGATATCCCAGGGGCGAAGGGCTAAAGCAGACTTAGCGACATCAGAGCCATTGCGACAAGGATTCTTCTTGTCGAAATAGCGGCGATTACGTATCCATATGGGAGAAGAGCAAGGCATTAGAATAGGCTTTGAAGACAATCAAACTTGATATAAGGATTAGTACGGTGACAACGAACAAGATAGTCATTCGCAGCCGATTCGTTGATAAACCAAGCAATAACAACTCGCTTTTTCCCGTGATATGCGCCAACAGAATAACGATGGGGCGCGCTATTAATAACGGGACAGTACTTAGGTCTGAAATCAAATCGATCCATAATCTAGAAGTTAGAACATATTAGTAACAAGGAGATAGTAAAAAGCCCGCAGGGGAATAAAATCTCCTGGGGCTCAACGAGTTAAAGAACTCTTCCACCAAGCGGGCGGGTCACTACTTTAGTGCCCCTTCCCTTCTTCTTTCGACGTGCTTTCATCGTGATTCAAGGCAGCATTGAACATAAGGACAAGTGTATTATCGAAAAAATCAATCGAAAAATCAGGGTACGCGATCATAGAGTCTATGAGACTGGTGACATTACTATGATCGATATAAGGCGAAACAGAAATAGAAGAGTGCTCTACATAGTCAGAGATAGGAGTACAAGCGAGAGCATCAAGGTGGAGCGGCTCGAACTGTCCATCTTTGATGTAACCTACCTGTACGAAATCAACCTTGAGAGCCGGGTTAACACGGCGAATAACAACATGAACGTGCGTCATAATAACATAATTTAAGATTTTTTTTGAAGACGAGCATAAAAACGTATCCAGGCCTCAGAGTGCTTAAACCAGAACTTGCAACCCTCGGGAGTCGACGTAAACAAGAAGGCCGAAGAAATAAGATTCTGTGGGCCGAGCACAGGATGCCTGAGAAGATATCGGATGTGCCCACGCAAGAAATCTCGAAAGGTCTTCGTAGTCGTAGGAGTACGATCGTAATTCGCCCGAAAAGCAGTATACAACTCTCGGCGAACTAGCCACTCGATAAACGCATATTCTACAACATCGATCAGCAGTTTGTCAACATTAGAGCTTTTGGTCTTTTTCATAACGATATGGTTATTGGTTTACAACGCAAATATAACAACAAAAATCTAAAATGCAAAAAAAAACAATAATTCTAACGAGATTTGCGAGTACTGCCATACGTGCTCGAATGACCACTACGATTCATCTCCGTTTTCGCGTAACCAACAACGTTTCCTCTCGAATCATAACGAGTTGTTAATGAAGAGCCAGCAGAACTACTGGAAGAACCACCGGCAGAAATAGTGCCAGCTGCACGAGACATGCCTCCACGGATTATGCCTGCGCCGGCGACGCTGGCGGCCGCACCAACCAAGGCTTTGGAAATCTCAACATACGGATCAACCTTCGCATTACGAAGAGCAATACGGGCTTGCTCAGGAAGAAAATCGGATGCGTTCGCCTCATTTATGATAGTCTTATCGTAAAAATCCTTAAGGGACGCTGAAACTTTAAAAGTACGAGGGCCAGGATTTGATCGGGTAATGGGATTTTTACTCCTAAGATTTTCTGAATACTGAGGATTCGGAATTTCAATATCGAAACGTTTTTCCCAATTACGTACAAGCTCATTAGCAGTATCAAGATTGTTTAGACGCAAAGATTCTATAACCTCACGGGCTTGGTCGCCAAGAACTTGATTAAGAGCGGCCTGAGTGTTCATCATAAAAGCTTGCGCCGACATGACAGCACCTAAATTCTCATTCTCTATATTCAAACGGCGAACCTCCGCAGCAGTTAAGGCGGCTTGATTCTTTATTTCATCAATAGAGCTCCAAAGAGTCGTGTCGGAGATAAAAAGAGCATTCTTCTCGAGACTCTCTTGCACCTTAAGGACGTCAGCGGCAGCTAGATTATGCTTAGCAGCCGCCTGATCTAGAGCTACGCGGGTTTGAGCCAGAAGGGCATACAATTGATGTCCAACGTTTTGGTCATTGATCGATTGGGCTTCAGCATTATCACGATTAGCAGCAGCAACATTGCGGTCAGCTGTAGATCGCGCAACCATATTCTGCGCGATAGCAGTAGGGTCAGCGGCGGCAAAACCCCCGGGAGCGACCGGAGAACCACCAGCAGGGCCAACAGCAGAAGGCATGGGGGCAGAACCGCCTGACATTGTGGCGTTCACGCCGACACCCGAAGAACCTAAAACAGCCGCAGGCGTTACACCAGCTTTCAAATAACGATCGAAAACCTTCGTAGGATCATTGTAAGCATTCTCGTAGTCAAACTGTTTCT